TAAAACTACATTATTTGAACCATCTAAATATAAAATATTACGATTACTTGAGCCTGAATCAGTAAACTGGATACTACCATCAAAAGCAGTATTTTGAAGTGTTGTATCACCATCAACAGTCAAACCATCCATTGTGGCAGTACCTGTAACGTTTATGCCTGTTGAGGTTGTGGCTAGTTTTGCTGAGTTGTTGTGCAATAGAGTCACTTCAGCCGTTTCATTGGCTATAAGTAAGTTTTCACCGCCAGTACCAACAATCCGAACACCAGAGCCTTGAAGCCTCAGTGGTCCAGTTCCTGTATCACTTACATAACTGCCGCTACCACTATGATAAATCTGTAAATCTGAACCTGTACCAAAAGTAGCTTTCGCATTATCAACAAAGTTTAGAGTATCAGCACTTGCATCCCATTTTAAGTTTTGTGATGTACCTGTATCATCGTAGAAGGAGATGTCTCCGTTGGAGGAGATTCTTAATCTTTCAGTAGCCGCAGTACCAAATCGCATGTAGTCTGTGCCATGAAGATACTGAATGTATCCTGCAACACTATTACCAGAATCGCTAAAAAATAAATTCCCATAATTAGCTGCACCAGTCGCTACAGTGATTCCACCGCTTCCTGCATTATCTACAACCAAATCATCAGCAGCTGTGTTGATTAACGCTCCAGAACCTGACCCAATGGTTGCTTTATCGGCTACAACTGTACCTGTTACGTCTATGCCTGTGGAGGTTGTTTGAAGTTTTGCTGAATTATTGTGATAAAGAATAACTTGTGCATCTTGAACAGCATTAAACATTACTTCACCAGTTGATGATGCAACTACAACCTGACTACCATTAATAAATAAACCACCAGTTCCATTTTCTTTAATATAACTATTACTACCATCATGATAAATCTGTAAATCTGAACCTGCTCCAAAGACAGCTTTTTTGTTGTCTGCGAAATTAACTTGGTTTGGGTTTAAATTAACTTGTGTACCAGAACTACTAAAAATAGCATCAAGCGTATCTAAGTCTGAGTTAAGAGAAATACCCCAAGTATCTTCCGCTGCACCTGGTTCTGGTTTTGTTAAGTTTAAATTTGTTGTAAATGTATCTGCCATTACGCCGCCTCTTGTTTATCTAATGTTTTCCATGTTGTGCTTGGATTTGTTTGATTGGTCCAAGTATCGCTAGCAACCGTTTGTTCTGTCCAAGTTTCTCCTGGTACAATTATATCTTCCCATTTTAGACCACCAATAGATACAAAGCCACTTGTTTCAACAATGGTTGATGCGCCAACAAAGGTTGCTCTACCTGTTGCATCAAGGTCTGATACGCTTGATATATTTGATACGCCAGCTGCTGTTATAAATCCTTGTGAGTTAAAGCCAGAGGTAGCACTTATAGTAGAAGCACCTAAATCAATTTGTCTGCCTGTGGCAGTCATGCCAGATATAACTGGTCCTATAACTGCGCCTTGGTCTATTTGTGTACCAACAGCTGTAAAGCCAGATACGCCTTGGATTGTGGCGCTGCCGCCATGAATTTTTCTAAGTGTAGCGCTTACACCACTAACACCCTGAATAGTAGCTTCAGCTTGAAATGCTAGGTCATTATACTTTGATCTTGAATAATAACCTTTGTTATAGCCTATACTAGCCATAACTCTATGCCAATGTTATATCTAAATCGCCAGTATTAAATCTAAATACGTCTCCATTACTAACAACCTTAGAAGCTGTTAAGTTTGCATAAGCCAATAAGTTACCAGATGATGAGGCATCTAAAATACCTACCGCAACTACAGTTCCATAGTCTGCTGTAGCTGTTGGATATTCAATAGCAGCTGTGTTGCTTGCTGTGGTTGGGTTTGTACCAGAGACGCTAAAAGCTCCTGATTGTCTTGCGTATGAACCGCCTGATACTTCAGTACCACCACCTGTGTCTGTTGGTGCTACGGTATATAAAGCCACATATAATGTTGATGGTGCTGTATAAGCATTACCACCAAATACATGGTCTAATACCTTGTCCTCTAAATAATCACTAAATCCTGCCATATTATCTCCTAATTATTTTTAAAAATGTAAGTATTTCTGCCAGTTTTTCCGTAAGTTTTTCGTCTTTGCATTAAAGATCCCTTACCAAACTCTGCTTTCTCTTGCTCCATTCTCATCTCTTCTAATGCTTTTTCAAACTGTTGTGTGAATAAAGCAACTCTATCATCTTCCATTAGATAGATAGAAGCGTGTTTTAAAGCACCATATAAGTAAGCATCTGGATATGAGTTCGATATAAAGTTACTTGTATTCGAATCACTCAAAGCATCTATAGTGCCATAGTATGTTAATTGTAACGTATAACTTGAGTCTGGTGTAGGTGCTAATTCAATTGTATTGTCTACTAAAGCAAAAAAGGCAGGCAAACCAGTAACATTATTATTACCTTTCCTGTATACATCCATTGATTCTATAGATTGTTGGAATAATGGTTTAAAACTATTACCATCAATTTGTACGTTAATTGCTTCTAACCAATCAGTTGGTAATGATAAATACTGACCATCTGCTGTTGCAGTTGCTCGTTTAATCATATCTTTTACTCTAAGTCTTCTGTTTAATTCTGCTTCTGTTGCATCAATAAAAAAATCTATTTGGTTAGTTAGATCAGATCTATTTAAAAAATTAGCAATATTAGTTTTTAATTCGTCGTATGTCATACTTTACCTTTCCATGTTCTAAACGGTTTGTTGTCTGAATGGTTTAACCAGTCTTTCCATTTTGCAGAATCTTGCGCCCAACCTTCTCTTAGTGCTTTCTGATATATAACCATTGGAACTTCTGCTATATGCCTAAGATCTTTGCCTGGCTTATGCTCAGATAATTGTTTTACATATTCTAATGTAGGTCTTACATTCTGTTGTGTATGATATATGAATTTATCATCTTCTGTTGCAAACAAAGATTTTAAATTTTTTTTATGATCTATTACTGTGGTTTTTGCCATGCTTAATTTTAGCACAAAAAAAGGGATGCCGAAACATCCCTCAAAGTTATTGACTTAACTTATTAAGTGTTTAAGTCAGCAACGATACCGTGTGCAGCTTCGTTACCTACTTCTAAACCATACTCAACTAAAAGTAGCTTGGTCTGTGCATCTCCCACTGTAGCAATATCAACAGTTTTGAAGTCTCTTAGGTAAGAAACTTTTGCATACTCAGGATCTACTAGTAATAGCGATCTATCTCTACTAAAGTTAGATGGTACGATTTTAAGCTCGCCAAAGTCTGATGCGTAAATAGAAACAGAAGCCTCTACTGTGTTTGCATCAATCATTTGTCTAGCTGAAGTTCTACCTGTGAAACCAGAGATAACTTGTTTGTTAACTGGTCCGCAGATTGCCAATGAAGGCTCACCGCCATTTTGGAAGCAAGATTGTAAAACTGTTTTAAGCAAAGCTTCAGTTAAATCTCTTTGAGTGCCGTCTGTTGGAGCAACACCTTCACCACCACTTGCGCCAGTAGCGCCTCTTGATACGTTTGAAGTCATCCAAGATTCAAAACCACCAGTTACCCTAGCTACTGAATCACTACCAGTTGTTCTGGCACCTTTTTGACAAAGAGCTGTTTCCATATCTCTTTTCAAAGCTTTAGCCATAATAGCTAATTGGTGTGCCATTTCTGATCTTTTACCAGCAGGATCACTTGATTCTTGAGAACCTGATACTGTTGCATCTCTTTTTGAGATCATTGCAACATTGGTTTTTCTAGCTGTTGCAGTAGATGCAGATGTGTCTCCATCTAATCTGAATCCTTCAAGCTCACCAGCAGCATTAACTGTTGGTAATGATTCTGTTTGCCAATCAAAAACTACGTTTTTAATTGAGTTCTTTCCAATTGATGACATAAAAGGTGTTGCTGTTGGAGAAATGTTATAAATAACATTGCTCAACTGCTCTCTGTTAGAAGTTGCCTCGTACGTATCAAATACACTATCTATTTGTGCCATGATATTTTCCTATGTTAAAAGTTTATAATAATTGTTCAAAAACTTTAGCTGCATCCTGAACTTTTCCAGTTTTAGCTAATCGTTGTTTTGCTTTCTTTGCAGGAGTTACCGTGGTTCGTTTGTTTGTAGTACCAGGTCTTGCAACTCTAGCTGGTGCTTTTTGTGTTGGTTTCTTCTTAACATTTTCAGCGATTTTATCGCTTAACCATGCTTTTCTTAAACCAAGTAAAGCTCTCCAGTCATATACAGAGTTGATCTCTTCTTGGGTATATCCCAACACATTGATTGCGTGTTTGGCAATTTCAGCTTTTTCTTTACTAGCAACTTCTTCGTTTTGCCATTCTGGAATTAACTCAAGAAGCTTTTGCTGTCCTTCTTCAACTTGTTGTTGAATTAGTTTTTGCTGCTCAACATAAGATTCTTGTTGTAATCTTTGTTGCTCGGCTTGTACTGCTGTAAGCTTTTCTTTTTGTTCATCCCAAAGCTGTTTTTGTCTCACGTAACCAACAGGATCATCTTCGTATAAAGTGTTCCAATCTGGCTCTTCGCCTAAAGTCGCATTTAACTGCGCCTCCATCTTCGGTAACAACTGCGAATAAATCGCATCTCTTTGCGCTAACTCTGCTTGCTGCTCTTCAATAGTCTTACGCTGTTGAGAGAGTTCTTGTGTTTTGCGC